AGAGTCCAGTTGCCGGCAGCATTGGCCGTGACATAAACCACCGCGCCATCCAGCCAGTTGAAATTAACCGTGCCAGTAAGCGCAGAAGCCGAAAGCGCCGCTTTTTCGATAGCCTCATAGACGGAGGTAGTGCCAGACGCAGAAAGCGTCGTAAAAGCCCCGGAAGAGGCCGTAGTGGAGCCAATAGGACTGTTCTGGATGGACGTAGCCGTTAACGCACCGCCACTCGTCCAGGAAGGCCCACCAGTAGACAGCTTAGCTGGGGTGATTCCCCCATCCTTAACAATGACTGCCCCGCCCGACAACTGGGTGGTGGCGTTGTCCACAGCTCCCGTGTCAAACGTCGCATTATTGACGGAGTTGTTGAGCTTGGTGTGAGTAAGCTCGTCCCCAACCGCGAAGGTGTTGCCAGTAGCCAGGATAGCCATTTTAGGACTTGGAAGTGATGGTTGGGTCGGTGAGGGACGCCTGCAACTTCACCGCCCGGAGCTTGGGACGCCCATTACTGGGAGTTAAGACAATTTGGGCGGCGTAGCCACGTTTGTTGCCGATTCTACCACGCAGGGAGGTGTCTTCCCCCACTCCTAGAGTCTCCCCATTTAGGGCGCTAATGGTGGATAGGGCCTCCGAGAAGTCGGGATTCTCGATGTCAATGGAGATGGTGCCCTCGCTACTCTCAGACTCCGAACTCTCTACGTGCAGTTCGTAGGTGGAGAACTTCTTCCGGCCAAGCTGACCAAAGGCATATTGCCGGGTGGTGACACTCGGGGCTATGGAGTAGATGGTGGCAGGCACGCCGGCAAAGAGGCTTAGACGGTCACTCCCCGCAGAACGCTCATCCACAATGTGAATGGAACCGGAGGAGCTAACGGTGTAGAGCTTGGACAACCCCCCGCTATCCACGACCAAGAAGTTCTGGATTTCCCACCCATTCTGGCCGGTCGTATCTAGGCTCTCCCAGCCCTGATTCAAGAAGTTGTAAATGAGGATGGCGTTGTTCACCGTCGAGGCGTCCAACGGGATAGCCAAGTAGTAGCGGTTGTTGAAGTAGGCCGCGACGCTGTTTCCGACGTAATTACGGTTGATACGCTGGATAAGGCTGTTGATGGGCTCCGACAACGGAACCCCGGCTCCACGGAGGTTGTAGAGGTCGCCAAACTGGGCGGCGTACACCCCATTGTCCGACAGGAACATCACCTGATTGCCCACCTGGAGGATGGAGCGGCGAGCCACACATCCCACCTCAGTCGTAATGAGCTGAGTGGTCGTATCCGTCAAAGCCCCGCCCACCCCCCGAATCAGATGGATGGAGTTGCGGTTGAACACCAGAAGGTTGTCCTCCGCGAAGGGCTCGATGCCGACAACGTAATCAGCCACCCCCGCAGTAATGCGGTATTGGTTCTGGAGCTGGTCGAAGGTGTTGTAGTCGAGAATGTCGGAGGCGATGATTTCGTCCGTCCGATTACGACTGGTACCGGGGTTCCCGCTGTTATGGGTGTAGGGCACCCACAGCCGGCGCTGGTGGTAGACGCCGAACTCCGGGGAAGGCATATGGACGAACCCACGGCCACTACTCACCTTCTTGGAGATGACGACCAGATTGGCCGCCATATCCCTTACCTGAGCGTAGAACTTGAAGCTATTGACTCCCGGCACCTCGCTCACCGTGTAGTCCTTGTCCCCCTCTTCCAGCTCGGAGGCTCCCCGGTCAATGACGTACACCTTATCCCCAACGGACAAGCCGTGGCTGGTAGCGGTGACAGTGACTACACCATCCGTAATGGTCGTATTGCCCGCCGCGTCGAAGTAGACAGGCTGGGTGTACGTCCCATTTGTGACCACCGTGAAGGCGGGAGTGCCGGACAGGCTGCCATTCCATTCCAAAGCGGCATACCCGCTAGGACGGAACAACAGCACCTTGTCGAAGCATTGCAGCATCTCCACCCGGGTGCCGATGGTGACGCCGGACGGATAGGCGATGGACGTAGCCACACCCGTAGACACATTCACCGCCAGCACCTCCTTGTTGGTGGCGCGGAGGATGTAACGGGTGTTCGTAGAAGACGGATCGGAGAAGATGCAGGACCCGTACACCCCGGTGGTCGCAGTCTCAGAGAGAACGGGATTGCGGGCATTCCCCGTCCCACCGTAGGTCTCGCTCCCCGTGGCTCCCGTAATGGTGTAGGTGAACTGTGCGGGATTTCCGCCAACGGTGATGAGCCGGTTGCCGTTAGGGTCCACAGTCCCCGACAGGCCGTAGATGTTCACCAGCGTATTGGAGCTAAACCCGTGACTAGCCGAGGTGGTGATGGTGACGGTGGACGTGCTGCGGGTGGCCGAGGAAATGGCATACGGCGTACTGCCGTACAGCTTGATGACCGGGGTAGCGGAGAGGATGAGTGCCTCCGTATTGGCCGTCAGGGTAGGGCCAAAGCTGTCTACGCCCTTTCTCACCTGCCACGCGCCGTCAACATCCATCCGGCCATTCACAGACCCCGCCACATCGCCAGGTTGGAGCTGGTCGGGACGCAGACGGGTGTTTAGTCGGAGAAAGGAGACATCTCCCTCATCTCCAACTACCGTGTCGGTCGCACCATACTGTGAATAGCGGGGCATTATTGGAATTTGTACCTGATGCGGACGATGCCAGCTTGGCCGGCTCCAAAGCTTACCCCACCATAGCCACCACCCCAACCGCCATTACCCGAATTGGACACGGCGCTGGGAAGGGCGAACGACACGGAGTTCTGGTTGCCGTAGCCACCGGAAGCAAACGTAGCAAAGGCACTAGTTGAGCTAATGATGTCGGCAGTACGGCCCACACCGCCCACCGGAGAGCTTCCATCACCGCCAACACCGCCAGCACCACCACCCGCTCCGTCATAGCCGAAAGCGGTCCAGTTGCCACCCCTGTTGCCAAAGCCGCCGCTAGAGGAAGTGGGCTGCAATCCGGCTGCTCCGTTGCTATCTACGCCACCACCGCCAGAGCCGCCAGCAGTTTCGCCGCCTCCACCACCACCGAGAGCCGTTAGCCCGCCAAACGTGGTGTCTCCGCCATTAGAGCCTCCCGCACCTCCTCCAGAACCAACCCCAACCGAGTAGGTGCCTAAGCCCACCGCAAATGCCGTTCTCCAGATGTAGCCACCGGCACCACCACCACCGTAGCGCCCACCGCCACCGCCGGCCACCATCATCAACTCCACCGTTGGGGACGAAGGGCAGTCGGTGATTACGAAGTTGGACGACGACGTGAACTGGTGAATCTTGTAGTCGGCGTTAGTGGGATCGACGTACACAGTCCCTCCCGTAGCCACAATGAATGGCGCGGAAACGACGACATTGTAAGCCGCAAAGCCCCGGAACGAGGCCCCGCCAACGGTGGAGAGGAGAGGCATTACTTCTTCTTCCTACGGAAATCGACGCCCTTGATGGTGCCCTTGTTGGCGGCGGCGTAGAAGACACGCTGGGCCTTCTCCTTTGAGCCATACTGATCCTCCATATTGGCAAGGATTTTCTTACCTTTCTTGGTCAGGGGCATCTTAGGAGCACTTCTTACGGCTGGTGCCGTGGTTCTTGGTCTTCATCGAGCCATACTCCATCATCCGCTCCTTCTTACCTTCGGAGCGTTCGTGGCGCATCTTTTCCTTCTCGGACTTGTAGTTCTTAGGCATAGAATTAGCAGTCCCATTGGCGGCGGCTCCAAAAATTAGCCGACAGCTTGTTATTGGTTCCCTTGATACCCCCAGACCGGGCGCAATAGCTCTTCTTGCGGGCGGGGATGGACTTCTTGATGGTCATATTGGCGTCCCCAAAGCGGACCACCCGTTCCTGACCGTTCTGACAGCCTTTGACGACGAACTTCTTTCCGCCCTGTACATCCCGTCTAGGACTGTTGCAGGGGAGGTCGCGGGGGTTCATTTACAAGCCTCCCGCCGCCACTTCCAGAGCAGATAGCAAATGCCTAAGACGGAGGCCACAAGGCCGACGACTTGGTTGACCTGGGAAAGGGTGATGGACGCCACAGCCGGGGTCCCCGCAACAAGAATGTCCCTTGGATGGAGCATCGGGAGGAGTTTACCACGACTTGCGCTCATAATCAGCTAAGGCTTTAAGAGCTTCGGACGTGAAATGGGGGGCAAATTGGGCAGCAGCCGGGAACTCAGGATGCAGGAGCAACTGGCTGACCTTCGGCGTGGCGCACCCGGAGAGGACAACTGCCATAAGGGCACACAGGAGGGCCATTACGGGCGTTCTGGATGGCTTGGTCGATGGCATTGTGGGTGGATAGTAGCCGGGCCTCATGAACCGCATCCAAGAGCCTATTGAGGAAGGGAATGGCCTTGGAGAGGGCTAGAATGAGGCCAACGAGGCTGGTCACGGGGAAGTGGGCCAGACAACCTCCCAGGGGAATCCGGCCTGTTGGGGGATGTCCCGTAGTTCCTGCCGGTAGGTGCGCCACGGGAGGGGATCAACGGGCGAGTCGGAGAGCTGGGTCCAGTCGCACGCTAGAAGAAGCTGGTCGCGCTGGGCACGGACAGACTGAGCCTGCGCCTCATTGCGGGCCTCAATCTCCTCCGGCGTGAGCGGCACCACCTCCACCGTGTACACCCAGTCGCCGTCGATGTAGGGCGGGCAGGCGGCGAGCTTCTCGGTGGCTGCGTCATACGGAAGCCAGACGTTCACCTTCATCGCATTGTTGGCGGCAAGGAACTCGTCGGACGGGCCGGACGGCGGGAAGGACGTCTGCGGGAACAAGGCGCGGTAGTCGCCCACGGCGATCACCTGTCCGTTGTCTACTAGGGCGATGTTCATAGGTCGGGGAAGGCGGCGGTGGGCGGGGTAAAGGTCGCGGTGTAGCGGGCGACGCCTTTGGTGACCCGCAGATCGTCGATGTAGCCGTTGAACTCTTGAAGGTAAGAGGCGTACCCCAACCGGCCAATCGTTATTGGATAGTCGCTGTTCACGTTCTGGTTGGAAAGTGTCCCACTCGCAACTGACGAGCCGTTCAAGAACAGACGGGTAGTAGTCCCAGATCGGCAGACGGCAACGTGATGCCAAGTGCCCTGAGAAATCGTCGTCGTAGCTATCAGCGAGATCTGCGTTCCGCTGTTATTGTTGTAAAACGATAGCCCTGTACCAGTGGTGCTGGCATTGCCCTCTATCTCAAAGGTGTAGCCCCTGCTTACGACACCGCTTGCCGCGTAAGCAGAGAACAGGCCAGCCGTGCGATTTCCGCCGCCGTCAGGAGAGGAGTTTGCGGCGATGTACACCCAGCACTCGATTGTGAAGTCTCCCGTGCCGAAGCTGAACGCCGGGTTATTTCGTATCGTCAGGTAGTCGCCCGTGCCATCGAACTTCATCGACCCCGTGCCATACTTCTTGATGGTCGTGTCAATCTGCGCGTTCCCCACCGTCTCCGGCACGGCCATCATCGCGTTGTCGAAGATGGCGGCGTTCTGGAAGTTGAGCAGAAGCTGAGTCGTGCCTGATCCGGCTATGCCAAGGGGAGAGGTTGATGGAGTAAAAGTGCTGGTGTACAAAGCCGCCCCAGTCACGTAGCGGAAGTTTGAAATGTAACCCGCCCAGACTTGAGTTGCTGTCGTATCGCTGCGTGCGCCTACGGTCAATGAATTGAGCGCAACTACGGTTGTGGCAGACGAAAGCGGCGTTCCCACCGACACCCCGTCAAAGAACATCCGATATGTGGAGCCATCGTAGCTTACGGCAAAGTGAACCCATTGGTTGTACTTGCCCGAAAAGCTGGACGAAATCGACCCGAAGTTTGGCGTGGCGTTGCTGCTGAAAAACTCAACAACTATGTTTCCGCCTGTGGAGTGATAGGCGAACATCCCGTAGCCATTAGCTGCTGCAGCAAAGTCATAGATCGTCCGCTGGACGTTGGTTGCCCCCGTGTACAGAATCCAGCACTCGATTGTGAAGGATGAACTAGAAAGCGAGCTTGCGGATGCCCGCAAAAAGTCCCCCGTCCCATCAAAATACCCACTCCCCCCAATCGTCCCAGCCGCGTAGGCCGAAGTCGGAGAGAACGGGGAGAACCGCTGCACGCTGACATCGCCGTTGCGGGTGATGGTGAAGTTGTTAGTGGAGGCGTCGCGGAAGCGGTTGCTCTGGCAGGTCAGCAGCGAGGTGTTGGTGATAGCGGTGAGGGGAGCGGTAGGTACGGTGTAGCTTCCCGTGTACTGAGCGGTGCCCTTCAAGACACGCAAATTAGAGATGTAGCCGTTGAGTTCGTTTAAGTATCCAGTGTAGGCAATTCGTCCGATTGTTATTGTGTAGGCGCTATTGACCGTTTGATTGCCAAGAGTGCCGCTGGCAATTTCGGAGCCATTAAGAAATAGTTTGGTCGTTGTACTAGAGCGAGCTACTGCAATATGATGCCAAGTTGACTGAGCTACCGTGGTGGTGGCACTAATTGTGTACGCAGTACCAGATTGGTACGATTGAAAAAATACGCCTGTTCCTGTGGTAGTTGTGCTGCCAGTTATGAAAAAACCATACGAATTGCTAATCGTGCCTGTAGTTGGAAAACACCCTAAAATTGCAGCCGTTCTGGTTCCGCCTGCATCTGCCGTGGAGTTTCCAGAAACATAAACCCAGAATTCAATGGTGAAATCCCCTGTGCCAAAATCAAACGCTGCGTTGTCTGGGGTAGTTAAATAATCCCCCGTCCCGTCAAAGTAGTTCGACCAGTTGTCCCCATACGGCGAGAACGTCCCCTGCGTCGTGTTGCCGTTGCGCGTGATGGTGAAGTTGTTGGTCGAGCCATCTACGAACGTATTGTTCTGCCCGCCGTTCGTGCCGTCGCCGTGCAGGAGCAACGTGACGTTCTCGAAGTTGGGGTCGGTCGCTACCGCTGACGCCCCCGCCAGAGTTCTCAGGAATGGATGCCTCACGCGACATCGCCCACACGGGCGCCGTAAATCTGAGTGCTCACCTTCCAGAACTGAATGACTGTGTAGCCCGTGGTAGCGAGCGTCGGGGCCGATCCACCCACCCAGACGACGCCACCCGTGCCCCACGTCGAGTCGGTCCACGTAAGCGTGTAGGCCGTGCCGTCATTCACCATCAGGGTGACGCTCTCACCAGCAGCGAAGTTGGTGGCCTTGGGCGTACGAGAGGCTCCGAGGGTGATAAGCTGGATGGAGCCATTGCCGGGGTCCACCTCAAACGCCGCGCCATCGGTGATGGTAAAGATATCCTCTAGGATGGTGCCAGTAATGGCCGGGTCGATGAAGGTCTTGCTGCTGACGGGACTATCCAACGTCCAGGTGGCACCGGAAGCAGAGACGGTGATGTCGCCCTTGTCCCCATCCGTCAGGCCGGTTCCATTAGCCCCGGTAGGACCTGTTGGACCAGTAGGGCCAGTGGGTCCGGTAACCCCTGTGGCTCCAGTTGGGCCGGTAGGACCTGTGGCACCAGCCGGACCTGTAGGCCCCGTAGCACCAGTAGCCCCAGCAGCACCTGTCGGACCCGTAGGTCCTGTGAGCCCTTGAGCCCCCTGCGGACCCGTAGGGCCGGTGGGACCTGTAGCCCCCGCTGCTCCGGTTGGTCCCGTTGGACCGGTCGGGCCAGTTGCTCCACTAGCCCCCGCCGGGCCTGTAGGGCCAGTGGGACCAGTTGCACCCGCAGCTCCTGTAGGCCCCGTCACTCCTGCGGCTCCCGTAGGTCCAGTGGGACCCGTAACGCCGGCAGCACCCGTTGCACCCGTCGGTCCGGTTGGTCCCGTAGCCCCGGAAGCTCCAGTGGGACCCGTTGGCCCCGTCACACCCTGGTAGGTAATTTGGCAGGCCGTCAGGATGATGGACGGGGTGGCCGGCCTCGTAGGCCCAGTTCCCGCCACAAGCTGCTCAATGGCTAGGTCCGTGCTCGTCCCATTCCAATAGACCTCGATGTAGTCGTTGGCCGCGAACGTAGCGACGTAGTTAACCGTGGCTAGAATGTGCCCATCCACCCCACCGCTCGCACCGGGAACGTCTACAACGCTGTTGCTGTCCGCAACATCCGTGCCGTTCTTCCTAAGCCAGAGCCGCGCCGTCTGAATGGCATTATTCCCGTTCCCTAGCTGCGCCGAAAACGTTACGGAGTAAGTCCCGGCATAGGTAAACTTAACCTGTGAGCTGCTCTGAATGCTCACCCCATTGGACTCAAACGTAGAGCCAATGTTGATGGCTTGGGCTCCCGTAATGCTCGTTAGAGCTTGGTCCGTGGAGTCGTAGAACGAGCCGTAATAGGCTATGACACCCCCCGCACCCGTAGGGCCGGTGGGACCCGTACTACCCGTACCGCCCGACGCATAGGACAAACTAGTCCACGCTGTCGTCCCATCCCCCAGCTTGAACTTGAGGGTGTCCGTCTCATAGCCGAGCTGGCCGGCCTCCAAGACTGGATTATTGCTGGTCCAGTTGGCGGCGGTGTCTCGACGATGGCGAAGGATGGCGGGCGTGCTCATTCAGATGTTCCGTTTTCCAAGTCTACCGTAGAAGCTGAGTAGGTGGTGGTGGCCGCGCCCTCATCTAGGTCAAACACCGAGAGGATGCCGTCGCTCGATCCCTCCGAGAAGTCCCACGCGCCAGAGAGGGCTCCACCCGCCCTCCATCTGCCGTCCTGTCCCAGAACGTGCTGGGTGTTCCTCTTGTACGGCGGAATGGGCTTCCATCCAGCCCCCCGCCCTATGTCTTCCAAGGACCATTCGTCCCTGAAGTCCCTAACAACCGTGTTCTTAGTGATGGAAGGCATAGGACAATTCTACCCTATGCCCGGAAACGGCGTTTCCTTGGCTTTTAAGCCACTTTTAGGCCGAGGGGGTAGCAGAGCCCCGCTTCGCGTACAGGGACCAGCCTACGGCCAACAGGGAGCCCACGGAGCCGGCAATGGTCTCAATGGTGCCGGCGTCCAGGCTGATGCCCTTAGCCAGCAGCCAACCACCAGCAATGCCGAGGAGGTGACGAACGATGGAGGAGATGACGGAGGCGTTCATAGTTAGTCGGATTCGGGCTTTTGGACGGACGGTTCAACGAGTTTCTGGAGGGCGTTAAGGGCCTGCTCCAGAAGTTCGTGATCTTGACGGGTGCCGCGAAATTGGACGGCCACCTGACTGAGGATGTTCAGAGCCTGCTTAGGGTCCATCCCTTACAGAGGGGACAAACCCGCATTCTGGGCAAGAACTTTGTAGAACGCCTCGTCGGTGGTCCAAGCGTCGGTCTGGGCCTCGGTGGCATTGACCAGTTGGGCGCTCACTTCCGCACCGGCAGCGTCGAGGAGGACGCAGTCGGCAACGGCGGGGCCATTCTGGTAGGAGACGTAGCGGGCCGTGAACTTGGTCGCGGACTTGGTGCCGGTCGGGGTCCAGATAGACACGGGCTGGATGTTGATGATGGTTTGCATAGGAGATTAGGCTAGGGTGAGGGAGACAGAGCGAGTGGTGCCATCGGTGCCGCGCACGCTGATCTTGAGCGACGTATTGGAGGTGCGCTCAAAAGTCATCGTGCCGTTGACCGTAAGGGAAGGGGCGGTGGCCGGAATCGCGGCAATTAAGCCCGTGCTAGCAACCGACAGATAAGTGGAGCTTCCATCGCCGTTGCGTACACCAAAGGAAGTATCAACATCAACCGAGGTGACGTTTCCACGGATAAGGCCGTTGTTGCTTCCTGTTCCACGAATGTAGAATGTCGAATCACCACCCGGGTGAACATATCCACCCGTAAACACAGCCCCCGCCACCCCCACGCCCCCGCTCACCAC